ACGGCGACGGCGACGGCTCCGGCGACGGCGACGGCTCCGGCATTAAAAGTTTCAACGGAGAGCCGGTTTTTCGAATTGACGGTGTAAACACGCTGATTCGCTCTGTGCGCGGCAACACCGCGCATGGGGCAATCGTGAACGAGGATTTGACGCTCACACCGTGCTACATCGTCAAGCAGGAAAATGTTTTTGCGCACGGCGAAACGCTGCGCGGAGCAATGGAGGCTCTTCGAGACAAGCTTTTCGAGGATATGCCGGAAGATGAGCGCATTGATGCGTTCCTGCGTGAAACAGACCGCGAAAAAACGTATCCGACGCAGTATTTTTACGATTGGCACCACCGTTTGACCGGTTCGTGTGACATGGGGCGAAAGCAGTTTGCCCGCGATCACGGTGTTGACCTCGAGCATGGAATGATGACGCTGACGGAGTTCTTGGAGTTGACAAAAGATGCTTACGGCGGCGATGTGATCCGAAAAGTGATTAGTAAGCTGCAGGAGGTGGAGTGATGGTTTCGGACGAAGCATTGAAAAAGCTGCAAGAGCAGATCGCGGCGTGGCCGATAACGCAGCGGTTCGTGGTGCAGCAGCTCATTCTGGACTATTTGAGGAACCGGGAAGACCTGCGCGCCTATGAGGACACGGGGCTGACACCGGAGGAGTTTCAATCTTATGCGGTGTTTCTTCAGGATTTAATCGGAAACCAAAAAGCCAGTGAAGCACTGGACAGATTCCGCTGGCTGGCCGAGGCCGACAAGGACGGGCGGCTGGTGGTGCTGCCGTGCAAGGTGGGCGATGCGGTGTATCGGTTATTTGTGGGAAATCCCGATAACCCTGTGATTGCAACGCTCAAAATAAACACCGTGACCGAAGCGGTAAAGCTTATTGGCAAAATGGGGATGCACAAATACATCGGGACATTCCTGACCCACGAGGAGGCGGAGAAAGCATTGGAGGCGATGAAGGATGGTTGAATTAAAACCGTGCCCGCTCTGCGGCGGTAAAGCACGGTTGTTTGTAAGTGGCGGCGTAAGAGTAATTTGCTCTAAATGCTATGTAGGCACAATGATTCTGACGGACAATATGGAATACGAAAGCAACGCCGTAGAAACGGTAATCGAAGCATGGAACAGGAGGGATGACAATGGCAACCGTTAAGTGCGCGCGGGGCAAGAGAGGACGCCCGTCCCGTGAATGGTATGACGGCAAGAAGTATCGCGTCTACTGCCTCGGGTGGGTTGACCCGATGACGGATAGCCCGCTGCCGGAATGTTTGGCTTGCCCCGATTTTGTTGACAAGGCGCAGGATGACTTAGAGACGTTTTATGGGAGGGCGGACAATGGCTGAATACATTGAGAGAGAAAAAACAGTTGAGCTGCTCAGAAGTCTTGGAAATAGAGAATACCGAAAAGAAAATGGCACCATTCAGGAGGCAATTAAGATGATTTCCTACCCTGAGTATACGCCCGCCGCTGACGTTGCCCCGGTGGTGCATGGGCGGTGGATCTCATTCTTGGGCGGTGACCACATCATGCCGGAACGATACTACCGATGCTCAAGTTGCGGCAGAGTAGAGAGTAGACGACAGCCGTATTGCCATTGCGGTGCAAAGATGGACGGAGGGAATAGTTGATGGTTAAAGTGTTCTGTGATATGTGCGGGCGCGAGATTGACTACGAGGTTGACGGTGTGAATCTGGATTTCAATCACTACGGCGTTGTGAATTTTAAGACACCATTTTCTGCGGAGAAACAACTGTGCCTCTCCTGCGCGGCCAGAGTCCGCAACTTTGTGGAGAACTCTGCAAAAATGGACGGAGGTGGCGGCGATGCGGCTGATTGATGGCGACGTGCTATGGGAAAAGCTTGATGACGAGCCGTGGTACGACAACGCAGATAGGGACGAAATTGCTTTGCCCATCGTGGCCGCTGCTCCCACCGTCGATGCTGTGGTCGTTACTCGGTGTAAGGACTGTAAATACAAAGGTTGGGTGCAAGAGCCGTGCCACGGTAAGAGCGTTGATTATTGCAGGGGTTGGGACTGCACTTTGCGAAATCTGGAAACGACGTTTTGCAGCTATGGCAAACTGAAGGAGGGGCCACATGCTTGAGATATGTCCGATGACGCTAAAAGAGGCAAACGCCTATGTCGAGCAGTATCACCGCCATCATAAGCCGGTCGTAGGACACAAGTTTTCGATTGGCTGCTCTGACGGAGATAAAATCGTGGGCGTGGCCATTGTCGGCAGACCTGTCGCTCGCCACCTTGATGACGGGTGGACGCTGGAGGTTAACCGCCTTTGCACGGATGGGACGCGGAACGCCTGCTCTATGCTGTACGCCGCTGCGTGGCGGGCTGCTCGTGCGATGGGCTATAAGCGGCTCGTAACGTATATTCTGGAAAGCGAAAGCGGCGTGAGCCTCAAAGCGGCCGGGTGGAAATGTGTCGGTCAAGCTGGTGGGCTGAGATGGACGGGAAAACGCCGCCCAGAAGTAGACCTTTACCCTGCACAAATGAAAATTCGGTTTGAAAAGGAGGCGTTATGCTGATAATCACGATTAAAGCCAACGTCCCCGCCGCCGACGCGCAGGGCATCAAGGAGCGAATCGCCATGGACATTGAGCGATACGGCGACTGCAAGGTCGTGAGCATCGTAAGCGATAGAGGACGGGAAGAACAGCTGAGAATGAAAGGAGCCAAACTATGAGCATCAACGTAAAGAAGTACACCAAAGACCAGATGGCGAAGATGGTGGAGGAAGCGCAGGCGGAAGTGCAGGAGTTAAAGCGGGTAAACGCCGCCATGACCGAGCAGATCAGCCAGATGAACGCCGAGGCCATCAACAAGGCCAACGAGATCGAGAAGCTGAAAGCGGACTTAGATTCAGCCAAAAACTCGGCTCAGCATTTGAACGATCAGGGGCAGCAGTATTGGAGAGCGTGGCAGGCATCGAAGCGAGAAGTTGCCGACTTGAAAAACAAGCTCGCTGACACCGATGCGGCGCTTGGGCGGGCGAGCGACGAGTGCGCTTTTAAACAAGAGGTCATTAACGTAATGCGTAACAGGCGATATAACGCCGAGCAGCGCGCCAACTACGCAGAAGCCCACCCGTGGCGCAACCTGTGGGCGTGGGTGAAGAGAAAGCTCAAAATGGCATAAGAAGAGGCAGGGCGAAAGCCCTGCTTCTCTTTTTGCCGTGAGGGAGAACCCCTTTCTTTTCTTTTATATTTCTTTTCTTTCGGGAGAGGGTGCTATATGCAGAATGTATCTATGTTGTATGTATGTAACTATACAGGGGAGAGCGCAGAAAGGAAAGAGAAAGTTTCTGCACCCGTGGTGAGAAATAAAAGATGGCGTGTTACCGTCGGAAATAGGAAGCTCGGTTCCTCGAGCGGGGATAAGAATGCTGCGCGATAAGGCCGAGGACGGGGGGGCTTGCAGCATAAAAAAGAAAGGCGGTGGCGGCATGGCAAAAGCGGGGTGTCATCCCAAATATGCGACGGTCGAAGAAATGCAGGCCGTCATTGACCAATACTTCGAGGATTGCAAGGGCGAGCCGATTATCGGGGATGATGGGATGCCGATCCTCGACAAATCCGGGCAGCCGTTTATCATTCATCAGCGCCCACCGACGGTGACGGGGCTCGCGCTTGCGCTGGGATTTACGAGCAGGCAAGCGCTGATGAACTATCAGGCAAAGAAAGGATTCGTTGACACGGTTACGCGCGCGAAGGCCCGCATCGAGGCTTATGCCGAGGAACGGCTCTTCGACCGAGACGGTCAGCGTGGCGCGGAATTCAGCCTGAGATACAACTTCCGCTGGGTAAATGACGAGAAGAAGGAAGACGGCGGAGAGACCGCGTGCGGTGTGGCAGAGCTGCCCGCGGTAATGCCTGTTCCGAAGGACGCTGGAGGTGATGCGAATGGCGAAGCGTAGCGTGGTATGGAAGCCGCAGCCCAAACAGGCGCTCTTCATGAGCCGCTGGGAGGACGAGGCTCTATACGGCGGCGCAGCCGGTTAGGCGGTGGAAAATCCGATGCGTTGGTCATTGAGGCATTGCGGCAGGTGGATATCCCGTATTACAAGGCGATCATCCTGCGAAAGACCTTCCCGCAGCTTGCCGAGCTCATTGACAAGACGCTGAACTACTACCCGCGTATCTATCCGGGCGCGCGTTACAACGGCAGCAGCCACACATGGACATTCCCGAGCGGGGCGAAAATACTCTTCGGCTCGATGCAGTATGCAAAGGACAAGATCAAGTATCAGGGGCAGGCGTATGACTTTATCGCATTCGACGAGCTGACCCACTTTACATGGGAAGAATACAGCTACCTCTTTTCCCGAAACCGACCGAACGGGCCGGGGACGCGTGTATACATCCGCAGCACGGCGAACCCCGGCGGTGTGGGGCACGGATGGGTCAAGGAACGTTTCATCACGGCAGCGCCGCCAATGAGGACCATCCGCGAGGATGCCGTCGTGCGCTTTCCAGATGGGCACGAAGAACATCGGCAGAAGAGCCGCATCTTTGTGCCGAGCACGGTATTCGACAATAAGATACTGCTCAAGAACGACGACAGCTATTTGACGCGCCTTGCGTCGATGCCGGAGGCAGAGAAGAACGCACTGCTCTACGGCGACTGGGACACGTTCTCCGGGCAGGTGTTTACCGAGTGGCGCAATGACAGCGAACACTACCGAGACCGCATCCATACGCACGTCATCACGCCTTTTCAGGTGCCGAAAGAGTGGCCGATCTGGTGCGCAATGGACTGGGGATATTCAAGGCCGTTCGCCATCGGCTGGTTCGCGGTCGACCAAGATAGGCGGCTCTACCACATCCGGGAATATTACGGCTGCACGGGCACGCCGAATGAGGGCGTGAAGATGGAACCGACGGCGGTGGCCCGCGAGATGAAGCGTATCGAGGCCGAAGACCCGAATCTCAAGGGGCGGCACATCTTCCGTGTGGGCGACCCCGCCATTTGGGGCACGCAGGGCACGGAGAGCATCGGCTCGCTCTTTGAGCGCGAGCGCGTATACTTCGAGAAGGGGGATAACGCCCGCATCGACGGCAAGATGCAGTTGCACAACCGATTCGCGTTTGATGAGAACGGCGTTCCGATGCTGTATATCTTCGATACGTGCAAAAATTTCATTCGCACGGTGCCAAACCTCGTTTACGACGAAAAGGACGTTGAGGACGTGAACACCGAGCAGGAGGATCATATTTACGACATGACACGCTATGTGTGCATGGAGAATCCCATTGCGGCACGGGTAAATAAGCCGCCGAAGCCGGTCTTGTACGACCCGCTGGACATCAACACGCCGAGCTACGACAGATATGCGTGGTTCCAACACAACTGACAGGAGGGGAAGACATGGCAGGGACGAGAAAATTCCCGCAGACGCAGCAGCAGGCCGACGCGGCTGGTGCTGCTGCGATGTTAGATGCAAAGGCAGAAGCACCGCTTGTAGGCGCATTCCGCGACAGCGACGCGGCGATGAGCAGCGGCGCAGCCATCGGCAGCAAGGAGATCGGGGACGCCGTAGAAACGCTGCAAAAGTACAAGCAGGGCAAGAGCAACTTCGAGAATCGCATCATCAGCGAGGAACGCTGGTGGAAGCTGCGGCATTGGGAGGATATCCGACGCGGGACGAAAGATGCGGTGGAATCGCCCGAGCCTGCGAGTGCATGGTTATTTAACTCGATCATGAATAAGCACGCCGACGCGATGGACAACTACCCCGAGCCCGTATGCCTGCCTCGCGAGCAGAGCGACGAGGAAAGCGCGCAGACGCTCTCGTCCGTGCTGCCGGTCATCATGGAATACAACGAATTTGACAGCACATACAGCTTCGAGTGGTGGGAAAAGCTCAAACACGGTGTGGCGATCTACGGCGTGTTCTGGGACAAGGAGAAAGACAATGGGCTCGGCGACATCGCTATCGAGGGTATCGACCCGCTGAATATCTTCTGGGAGCCGGGTGCTGAGGACATTCAGAAGAGCCGCAACGTGTTTACGGTGGCGCTCGTCGACCGCGACATCATTGAGGACGAATACCCGCAGTTTGCGGATAAGCTCAGCGGCAGCAGCATTGAAACGGCGAAATACGAGTACGACGATACGGTGGACACGAGCAACAAGGTCGCCGTGATCGACTGGTATTACCGCAAGAGGACCGCAGACGGGCGAACGGTGCTGCACTACGCAAAGTTCATAGACGAGGAGCATATCATCTACGCCAGCGAAAATGACCCCGAATATGCGGATGGCGGCTTCTACGAAGATGGAGAATATCCGTTCGTGTTCGACGTGCTGTTTCCCGAAAAGGGCACACCTGCGGGATTTGGATATACGGCCATTGCAAAGGACCCGCAGCTCTACATCGACAAGCTGTGGGGCAACATCCTCGAAACTTCAATGATGGGCAGCAAGCGCCGGTATTTCGCGAGTGAAAGCCTGAACATCAACGAAGAAGAGTTCCTTGACTGGCGAAAGCCGATCATCCACGTGTCCGGCCAGATCGACGAGAGCAGGCTCCGCGAGGTAACGACGCGCCCGCTCGATTCCATCTACGCGAATATCGTGCAGATGAAGATCGACGAGATGAAGGAAACGAGCTCAAACCGCGACGTGTCCAACGGCGGCACATCCAGCGGCGCGACGGCTGCGGCGGCTATTTCTGCGCTTCAGGAGGCGGGCAACAAGGCGAGCCGCGATATGATTTCGGCGTGCTACCGCGCGCAGGCGAAGATCGTAAAGCTGTGTATTGAGCGCATGCGGCAGTTCTACGATGCAGTGCGCACTTTCCGCATCACAAATGAAATGCCATACGAGTATGCGCAAATCGGCGTGAACGAGCTTGGCGATCAGGTGACGGGTGTGGACAGCCTCGGCAATGACCTGTTCCGCAGGCCGGTCTTTGACATCAAGATCAAGGCACAGAAGAAGAACCCATTCTCCCGCGCGGAACAGAACGAGCGGGCAAAGGAGCTCTATTCGCTGGGCTTCTTCTCCCCCGACAGGGCGCAGGAGAGCATGATCGCGCTCGACATGATGGATTTTGAGGGCATCGACAAGATCAAGAGCCAGGTCAACGAGGGCGCGACGCTCTACAACGTCGTGCAGCAGCAGAGCGAGCAGCTGCAAAAGGCTCTCGCGGTTATCCAGCAGCTTACGGGACAGGACATGGGCATCGGAATGGCGGGCGGCACGCAGAGCGGCGGCTCGACACGCAAGAGCGGCAGCAGTGGCGGAATTGAGAGCAAGAACGCCGACGCGCAGAGCGCGCAGACGCCATACATGCAGAAGCTTGCCGAACAGTCTAAGCCGAACATGGACACGGGCAGCAGTGCGGCGATGCCGGGGGTGTAAGCGCATGACGATGGTTCACATCGAGCACGAGATCGGTCGCTACATGATCCTGTGCGAAGGCCATTCGGCGGACGAGAAATGCTGCAACTACATTACTGGCGTGATGTACGCTTTCGGTGGCTATGTGAAGAACATGGAAGCCGAGGGAGAGTGCGAGGTCTACGGCTTCGAGATAGACGAGGGTGCGCCGCGCTTTCTCATCCACTGCGGCGGCGATGAGCGCATCGAGGCGGCATTTCTTGCGGCCTGCATCGGGCTCAAGCAGCTTGAGGCCACGAGGCCGGACGCGATCTGCGAGTGCATCGAAGAAAATTAAAATTTTTTTCTCACCCGTGGTGAGACGGAGGAAGCCGCATGTTACGCTTTAGGCGTGCGAGTGGCTTCCTCCTATTCATACGCCCGCGAGGGAGGGCCGGCGTTTTTCTTCATCTTTTCGCCGCTCTCCCCTCCCCTGCGGATGATGGGAAGCGCTGCACGGCCTACACGGAGGGCCGAATATCCGCGATTTGACAAGCAGGAGGGATACCATGAACCTCAAAACCACGCTTCGCGTGATCCTGAGCCTCTTTGACGGCGGCACTGCCGCTGCGGGAGCCGCTGCCGGGGCATCGGGCGGCGCTGAGGGAGGCGCGAGCACACAGGGCGAGACCACGAATGCAAGCTCTTCTCCCACCCGGAAGGGCAAAACGGGCGAATACGCCAACGTCGTGTTCGGCAAGCAGGAGACACCTGATGATACGGGAGCCTCTTCTGGCGAGCCGAAAGGCGAGGGCGTGAAGATGCAGCAGCACGACGCCGGGGCTGCGGAAAAAGGCGGGGAAGACCTCAAAAAGGAGTTCCTTGATCTCGTAAACGGCAAGTACAAGGACGTCTATACCGCGGAGACACAGCGCATCATCAACCGCAGATTTGGCGAAGAGAAGGCTAAAGACCAGAAAATCGCCGATTCGCAGCCCATTATCGACACACTGATGCGCCATTATGGCGTGGCGGACGGCGATATGAGCAAGCTGCGTGCGGCTTTTGAGGGCGATGCGGCGCTCAACAGCGTGCTCTACAATGCGGAAGCGGAGAGCATGGGCATGAGCGTTGAACAGTACCGCGAGTATGCGCGGATGCAGCAGGAAAACGAAGCGCTCAAACGTCAGGAAGAAGACAGGCAGCGCCAGCAGAAAGCCGACGAGACATATAACGACTGGATTCGTCAGGCGAGTGAGCTGGTCGGAACGGCGGACGCGCCGGGTGAGTACCCTGACTTCGACCTCAAGCGCGAAGTCGCGGAGAATCCGCGCTTCATTGCGATGCTGCGCGCTGGCGTTCCTGTAAAAGACGCTTACGAGGTATCCCATTTAGGCGACATTCAGGCTCGCAGCGCGGCGAAAGCTGCGGCAGAGATGGAAAAGCGCGTGATGGACAACGTCCGCGCGAAAGGAATGCGCCCAAACGAGAACGGAACCACTTCCCAGCCGGGGGTCATTGTCAAGAGTGACCCGAGCAAATTCACGAAGGCCGACCGCGCAGAGATCGCAAGGCGCGTGCGGCGCGGCGAGCGCATCGTATTCTGATGCCCGCCTAATTTACCGACTGTAAGAAGGGAGACAAAACTCTATGAAGAAATTTAAAGACATTTTCATTCTGCCCGTCATTCTGAGCCTGTTTGAGGGCCAGACGAATGTGACGACCGATGTCGGTCTCTCGGGCGAGATGAAGACCTACTACTGCGACACCCTGATCGACAATGCTGAACCTGAGCTGGTGCATGACCGCTTCGCGCAGAAGCGCAACATCCCCAAGGGCAAGGGCAAGGAGATCGAGTTCCGCAAGTATGATCCGCTGCCCAAGGCCTTGACGCCCATCACCGAAGGCGTTACGCCCAAGGGCCGTAAGCTGTCCATGACCACGCTGACCGCGCAGGTCGACCAGTACGGCGATTTCGTCGAGATTTCCGATATCCTCGACCTGACCGCCATCGACAACAACCTGCAGGAAGCGACGGTGCTGCTCGGCTCTCAGGCGGGCCGCACGCTCGACACCATCACCCGCGAGGTCATCAACGGTGGCTCCAACGTCCAGTACGGCGAAGGTCAGGTGACGGGCCGCCATCTGCTAGTTGGCGGCGAGACCACGGGCAACCACTATTTCACGGTGCGTGCCGTCCGCAAGGCGGTTCGCTTCCTGAAAACCATGAACGCCCCGCGCTATGAGGGCTCCTACTGGGCCATTATTCACCCTGACTGTTCCTACGACATTCAGGATGACCCTGACTGGAAGCGCCCGCACGAGTACAAGGACACCAGCAACATCTACGACGACGAGATCGGCAAGATCGCGGGCGTCCGCTTCATCGAGACGACCGAAGCGAAGGTGTTCCACGCCGACGACCTGACCGAGGGCGCACGCGACCTGACCGTCAAGAGCGCATCCGGCAAGGTTCTGACCGTAAACGAGGTCATCACCACTGCTGACGCTGCAAAGTTGGCTGGCCGTGAGGTCGTCATCGGTGGTGCGCTTCTTGAGATCGAGAGCGCCACGGCTGCGGGTGCTGGCAGCGCGACGATCACGTTGAAAGAAGCGCCTGCTGCCACCCCGACGGCGTCGACCGCCATCTATCCGGGCGAAGCCGGTGCGAAGGGCCGCAACGTCTACTCCACCCTCATCATGGGCGCGGAGGCTTACGGCACGACCGAGCTGACCGGTGGTGGCCTTGAACACATCGTCAAGCCGCTCGGCTCTGCCGGTACGGCTGACCCGCTGAACCAGCGTGCAACCGTCGGCTGGAAGGCGACCAAGGTCGCCGAACGTCTGGTTGAGGCATATATGATTCGCGTGGAGACCACTTCTACGTTTGACGAGACCCCGCTGACCTAACCACCAAGGGGGCGGCTGTGAACGCCGCCCCCGACACTGAAACGGAGGAAAGACCGATGAGCGAAGCAAAGAACGCCGTTGCGGCTGTGAACGCCGCCCCCGCAGGCGAGGAGTACGTCAGCGTCCGCCTGTTCAAGGACAGCGGCAAGTACAAGGATGACCTGCTGGTGTGCGTGAACGGCGAAAGCTGCCTGATTCAGCGCGGCGTGACCGTGCAGATCAAGAGAAAGTTCCTGTGGGCCATTCAGAACCAGATGAGACAGGACGCCTCGACCGCGAATCTCATCCAGACGATGAGCAGTGACTACGTTGAGAGCGCGAAGGCCCACAACGCGTAAGTGAATACGACCGCGAGACACGAAAAATGAGTTGCGACACGGCGCAGCAAGGGACGAAAAAGTCGCTCTTGCTGCGCCGTTTTCCATAAGAGAGGTGACAACATGGTTATTGAAAATGCTTACGCGCTCGAAGAGATCAAGCTCGGGCGCAGGGGCGAGAATCAGGCGCGCAAGGTCGTCTTTGACGTGCTGGGAAAGTGGCACGAGGGCTATGGCGATGGCGTGGCGAGCCTGATCGTGCAGCGAAACGGCGATGCGCAGCCGTATCCCGTGACGGTGACAGAAGATAACGGCGCGCTCGTGTGGCTGGTATCGAGCGTTGATACGGCGGTGGCCGGTGAGGGCGCGGCAGAGCTGCGCTATACCGTTGGCGATACCATTGTGAAGAGCCAGATATATAAAACACGCGTGCGCGAAACGCTGGAAGACAGCGGAGAGACCCCGCCTCCGGCTTATCAAAGCTGGGTCGACGAGGTTTTGCAGGCGGCGGCGGATGCGGAGACGGCAGTTTCCAAGATGCCCTACGTCGACGAGGCCACGGGCAACTGGTTCAAGTGGGACGCGGCGCAGAACGCTTTTGCCGACACGGGCGTTGCCGCGACCGGTCCGCAGGGCGAGGTCGGGCCCAAGGGAGATACCGGCGAGCAGGGTCCCAAGGGCGACACAGGCGCAACCGGCCCCAAGGGCGACACGGGCGCAACGGGTGCACAGGGCCCCAAGGGAGAGACCGGCGCGACCGGTGCGACGGGCCCCCAAGGCCCCAAAGGCGAAACCGGCCCGCGTGGTCCGCAGGGAGAGCAGGGCATTCAAGGTGAGACCGGCCCCGCTGGCGCGCAGGGCGCAAAGGGAGACAAGGGTGATGCCTTCACTTATTCCGACTTCACGGCGGCACAGCTTGCCGCGCTGAAAGGCGACAAGGGCGATACCGGCCCCCAAGGAGAGAAAGGTGAGACCGGCGCGACCGGACCGACCGGCCCCGAAGGTCCGCGCGGCCCGCAGGGTGAACAGGGCCCGCGGGGACAGACCGGCCCGCAAGGCGAGCAGGGCCCCGCAGGCCCCAAGGGGGAGACTGGCAAGGGTCTCACGGTGCTGAGCTACTACGCGAGCAAGGTCGCGCTGGACGCCGCGCAGAAAGCGACCGCAGCGGCGGGCGATGCCTACGGCGTGGGCTCGGCAGAGCCCTATGACATCTACATTTTCGACGGCATTACCGGCGAGTTCGTCAACAACGGCCCCTTGCAGGGCGCGAAAGGCGACACGGGGCCCGAGGGTCCGCAGGGCCCGAAAGGCGATCCAGGCGAGACTGGCCCTCAAGGCCCTGCCGGCGCGGATGGCGCCAAGGGCGCAGACGGTGTGCCGGGTAAGGACGGGACAAACGGACGCGACGGCGTGACGTTCACCCCGAGCATGAGCGACGACGGCGACCTGTCGTGGACGAACGACGGCGGCAAGGCGAATCCGCAGACCGTGAACCTCAAGGGCCCGAAGGGCGACACGGGCGCACGGGGGCCTGCCGGTGCTGACGGCGCCAAGGGAGATACCGGCCCCGAGGGCCCGAGAGGGCCGCAGGGCGAAACCGGCGCAACCGGGCCGCAAGGCCCCACGGGTCCACAAGGCAAGACAGGCCCCGCGGGTGCGGATGGTGCCAAGGGCGCGAACGGCGCAAAGGGAACGACCTTTACGCCCGCCGTGTCCGCGGCGGGAGACCTGAGCTGGACGAACGACGGCGGGCTTGCGAATCCCGCGACCGTCAACCTCATGGGCCCGCAAGGCCCGCAGGGTGAGAAAGGCCCGCAGGGCGAAAAGGGCGACACGGGCGCGCAGGGTCCGCAGGGCGAACAGGGTCCGGCTGGTCCCGTGAACGTGCCGAACACGACCAACATCATCAAGGGCAATGGCTCGGGTGGGCTTGTTGCTGCTACCCCTGAGACGGACTACGCCTCGCCGATCTTCTCGCGCAAGGTCACGCTGACCGTCGCAGGCTGGAACAGCTCGACTAAGCAGCAGACGGTGACGTGTGCGGGCATTCTTGCCGACATCACGAAGCAGGAACTCCATCCGAACCCCGTCGACACGAGCTATGATTCCGCGTGGAATACCTGCGGCATTCAAGCCGTCGCGCAGGCGGCGAACAAACTGACGTTCCAGTGCAGCGAGATTCCGACAAGCGCGATCGAGGTTTTCGTCACCGTTATCACGCTGAGCTACAAGGGGTGAGCGGGATGATTTATAACAGGCCGAGAGCTAAAGCAAAACCAACGACCGTTGACGTTACTTTGCTGGGTACGTTTTCCACGGTGGCAAGCACCCCAAATAATTGCTGCGTAGTCATTGATGAGACGACTTATGTAACGCCGCAAACGATTACCGTGCCAATCGGGACGGAAATAACGGTGCACGTGCGCGGAAACTCAGCGGCAAATACGTACATCGAGTTTAACGGTACAAGGGTTGCTTCCGGAGCAAACACGACAGCTTCGGGGCATGTTTACACCTTTAGCGCGACCGCCAAAACGGCAATTGAGGGGTCTTTCAAAACAGTTGGCCCATATTACATCGGAAACATGTCAATTACTATGCCGTGGGACGGCAGCACCAATAGCTAAGTGACAGAAAGGAGCAACACATGAACAACATCCGAAACGCCCTCAGATATATATATATATATATCGGCTGAACCATGCGAAAGCGGGGTGGGCGTATGATCGTCAATCCCGTGAGATACGAGAGCGGAAATGGAGCAAAACCCGTAACCGTAACTATGACCGTAAGCGGCAATACAAACTTTTATTATTTCAACCAAGACGGAGAGGTAACCAAGACAAACGACTTTGGGACTGTGCAAATAAATACGCTTGCAGGTTCAATGATTGTAACATATGGATACACTCCCAGGGACGTAATAAACGCCACTCGCAAAGAGACAGTAATAAGCGGAGACTGTTATATTTACCTCGTCGACGCCTGACTCCTAAGGAGGCGGCGGCATGATTGTAAATCCGACCACCTTCAAAAGCGGCGGGGAGAAGAACGAATACCAAGTGGAACTGAGCGGTGACAACTTCCGAGTAACCATTGACGGGACAACGTATACCAGCGCACAAACAATTACAGTCCCGGCAGGAACGTGGTGTGACACAAAATATTTGAAAACCATGAACGAGAGTGCAACGGTTTCATTTAATGGGAAGACTCCGTTGTTTGAACATGCATCGACCTCAAACAGTTATACGTTACATTACAAATTCCCTGTATTTCGGGATTGCAAAATTGTCATGAAGAAACCGGCCGGTTACATGAATAAAGTCTTTATCGATATTACTACATCCTGATCTCATCACAAAGGAGGCCAACATGGCAGAATTTATCAAAGTGAACGGCGTCGAGTATCCTGCGACGCTGATCTACAACTACAAAGATAGGAACTGGGATATGCGCGAGACGCAGACGGTGCAGCTCACCATGCCCTACGCGCAGGCGGCAGCGCTGCTGCCTGACAATACGCCGTGGAGCATCGTCCGGCGTGAGACGCAGGACGTGCTGGACGAGCAGGGCCAGCCCACGGGCGAAACCAAAGAGGTCGCGACCGAAGAGAACATGAGCGCCTATAGCCTCGCGGGCGAGATCACGGACCACCGCGACGGAACCGTATCCATCAAGATGGGCAAGCCTACGGAGGCGGAGAACGCCGTCGGCGCGGTGGTCGCCCTCACGGGCGAGGTCGTGACCATGGCGCGCGCTGTAGAACTGCGACCGGTCATCGAGCAGGCCAGCGCGTCGCTCTCTGACGGCGAGGCGGCGAAGTCGCCCGAGCTGTTCCCGAAGTGGGCATACCCCGTCAGCTACATTGTGGGCAACCGCGTAAGCGACGGCGGCAAGCTCTACAAGTGCCAGCAGGCGCACACCTCGCAGGAGGGATGGAAGCCGAGCGCAACGCCTGCGCTGTGGGTCGTGATCGACGTTACCCACGCGGGTACGCAGGACGACCCCATCCCCGCAGCGCGCGGCATGGAATACGAATACGGCAAATACTACCTCGACAGCGAGGACGGCAAGACGTACAAGTGCGAGCGTATCGGCGAGGCCGCGGGCGGGAAGATCGTCTTGCAGTATCTGCCGCATGAGTTGACGGGACAGTATTTCACGGAGGTCTAATGTATGAAAATGCTGAAAGCTATCCGTGACGCGGACGCGCTGCGGCCTAACAAATTGAGCACGCCGCGCAAGGCGGAAATCCTCATGGTGCTTGAGCACCGAATCGCCGAGATGATGGGGGCGGAAGCACCCACCCTCAAGGTGAGTGTGGAGGATGACACCGCGAGCGTCGAGGATATGGAATTGCTGCTTCCGGACGGGCACAACGAGTGTTACCACCTGTATCTGGCAGCGCAGCTCGACGCCTACAATCAGGACAGCGCGCTCTATGCCAACGACCATGCCATTGCCAACGAGGCGGTGGCCGATGCTATGGCATGGTGGCGGCGCGAGAACCGAAAAGAGAGCAAGGGCAACTGGAAGGTGTGATGACAAGTGCCGACGACATTTCAGCTGGTGGAGACGACCTTCCCGAACGGGGAAGGCAAAGACACGCAGGAGCAGATCAACGGGGTCTATGACTACCTTTTCGTGCTTCTGGAACAGCTTCGGTATACGCTCTTCAATCTGGACGGGAGCAACATCAATCAGAATGCACTAAGCGAGTTTATCAAGAATATTTCCGAGCCGATCTACGCCAAGATCGAGGATACGGACAAGAATGTAAATGAAATTTCCATTACAGCAAAAGGATTAGATGCTCGACTTAGCGACGCCGAGGGGAACATCACGCAGCTTTACACAACGGCAAAGGGCTTGCAGGTAAGTGTTTCAAACCTTGACGGCGCGATCACTAACATCAAGACCGACGTGAACGGCATCCGCGCGACGGTACGCACCAAGATCGACGCAACGCAGGCGCAGAGCATCTTTGACCAGAGCGCCCAGGGCTTCACGCTGGCCGCAACGAGCGGCGAGAATGGGACGGTCTTCAAACTCAATTACAACGGCGCACAGATTGCAAGCACGGGCAGCGTTGACCTCTACGTGGACGCGGTGAACATCTATGGAACGCTGACGGCGACGGAGATTGAAGGGGACAGGATCACCGTGCGCAATGATGAGGGACGACGCTGTGGGGACATCTACACGGAGTACGCCAGCACGGCGGACTACAAAATGACGCTCGAGAGCAAGGCGATGGAGTTGAACGCGACGAGCGGAAACCTGTATCTGTCGGGGAATAACGGAAGATCAGCGCTCAATTTCGACTACGACTTCATTGATTGCCGCGGCGATTTCGCCCCGAATGCAGATAACCGGTACAATCTTGGTGCGCCGAATTTCGTTTGGAGCGCGATCTATTGCAGCACGAACGAACTGAACGGGTCCGACCGAAACATCAAGAACAGCATTGAGGCGCTGCCGGAGAAGTACGTGCGCATGCTTGAGCTCGTCGAGCCGAAGCGCTACAAGCTGAACAGCGGCACGAGCGGGCGCTTCCACACCGGCTTCATCGCGCAGGAGGTAGAGGCGGCGATGCAGAAATGCGGGATCACGTCGCAGGAGTTCGCGGGCTGGGCGGCGGCCAAGCGCAAGGACGGCAGCGAGACCTATTTTCTGCGCTACAGCGAGTTTATCCCTGTCCTGTGGGCGAAGGTGCGCGAGCAGGAAGAACGGCTGAAACGATTGGAGGAATCAGCATGAACGAAAAGATCAAGCAGGAAGCGGCGCACGCGATGCGCCTGATCGGCATTTTGAACGTCAACGGCGACGCGGTGGACGTGGTGGCGGCGGTGCGCCAGTCGCTTCGCAATATCGTGACGATCTGTGACGCAACAGAAGCCCCGGTGGGCGAGAAAGGCGATACACCGGGCGAAGCAAGAGGAGCGGTGAAAGATGAGACTGCCTGAGATCACGGCATATACGAACCGGCGCGTGCAGCAGGAGAAATTTGGTGGCATTAACCACACGTTCGGTGCGGCGGGCGGCGAGCTCTACGACATGCAGAACCTGTCGGCGCGATACTTCCCGCTTCTTGCTCCACGTGCGCGGCGCTATACCGTCCGCAAGGGTATGGGCAAGGCGAACGGCATTTTCAGTGCGGGCAAGCTATACGAGGTGTACGGAACGAAGCTCTACATCAACGGTGAAGAGAAGACGACGGTCGCAGACAGCGAAAAGACTTTCTGTGCACTGGGCGAGCGCGTGCTCATCTTTCCCGACAAGATCGTGTGCGAAAAGGACGGCACGATCAAGCCGATGGAGGCGAGCTACGCCGCGACGGGGCTGAAATTCGGGAATGGCACGTATGCCGACGAAAAGGCGGCAGCAAACAGCATCACGACGACCGGCGCGGCGTTCCCATTCAACGTGGGCGACGCCGTGACGATCTCGGGCTGCACAAAGGAGACCTACAACAACCGCACACCCATCATCCGGGAGATCAGCGAGGACAAAAAGACGCTGCGCTTTTATGAAAACACCTTCCGCCTGCCCGACGGGCAGGAAAGCATCACGGAGCCCGGAACAGTCACGCTCAAGCGCAGCGTGCCCGACATGGATTTTGTCTGCACGAACGAGAACCGCGTGTGGGGCTGCAAGGGCGACAGCATCTTTGCTTCAAAGCTCGGCGACCCGTACAACTGGAACGTGTTTGACGGACTATCCACAGATGCGTTCAGCGTGGAGAGCGGCACGGCGGGGGCATTTACGGCGTGCGTGAGCTATCTTGGCTACCCGTGCTTTTTCAAAGAGGACAAAATCTTCAAGATGTACGGCACGATCCCGACGAACTTCCAGCTCATGTCGAGTGCTGTGCTTGGCGTGATGAAAGGCAGCCACAAAAGCCTTGCCGTGGCAGGTGAAACGCTCTATTACCTCTCGAAAGTCGGCATCATGGCATACAGCGGCGGTATGCCGCGCTGCATCTCCCGCGTGCTGGGCGACGATGTGCGGCTCTCTGACGCCGTGGGCGGCAGCGACGGTCTTAACTACTATGTGAGCCTGAAAGAGGATGGCAAAACTGCGCTGTACTGCTACAGCAGCGAAAACGGGACGTGGCATAAGGAAGATACGCTCGCCGTGGTGCAAATGGCCTATTCGGGCGGTATCATGGCCTTAGTAGACGGCGGGTGCGTGCTGCTGGGAAATCCGGCAGATATCCCGACCGGCGCAACACGCGAGGGAGCTGTTATTAGCGAAGCGGAGTTTGCCGACTACGACGGCGGATCGTTTGACGCGAAGCACGTGCAGCGCGTGAGGGCGCGGCTGGAATGCGAGAAGGGCGCAACGGTCGTGTTCCTTGTCAAGTTCGACGGCGGCGCGTGGGAAGAGGTAGACCGCTGCGGGGCACAGGAGAAAGACGTTTTCACGCTCAACTGCCCGATCCGCCGCTGCGACCACTTTAGATTAAAAATCAAAGCCACAGGAGAATACCGGCTCTATGCGCTCGAGTACGAATATGTGACGGGCGGCAGAAAGTGAGGGGACAATGGCAGATAATTTCAAACACAAAAATACAGACCTGACGCTCATCAACGATTCGGGCGACCTTGATCTCATCCGGCAGTATACAGAGGCCTACAACAAGGCCTATGCTGAGGGAGACAAGGCGGGCCAGCAGGCGGCGCACGACGCAGCCGAGAAAATCCGCGCGAAGTACGACTATTCTGGCGGCGTGGACGGCAGCGAGTACATCAAGCTCGGCACGGGCGCGAGCCCTGCAAAGGCTGACACGAGCTGGCTCGATAAGCTGGGTGAGAGCAGCTACAACTACGACCAGAGCGGGCAGATCAGTGCAAAGCTCGACGCGCTGCTGAACCGCACGCCGTTTTCCTACGATGCGGCGAGCGACCCGCTCTATCAGCAGTATCGCAAGCAGTATACGCGCGAGGCAGACCGCAGCGCCGAGGACGTGCTCGGCAAGACGGCGGTGATGACGGGCGGAATGCCGTCCACGGCGGCGGTGGCAGCGAGCCAACAGGCGAGCGACTACCAGATGAGCCAGATGACGGACAAAATCCCAGAATTGCAGCAGCTTGCCTATAGCATGTACCAAAACGGCCTAAATGCCGACCGCGCTGACCTGAATACGCTCATCGGCCTTGAGGACAACAACTATAATCGCTGGTTGGCCGACCGAAACTACCTCTATCAGCTCGCGCGCGATCAGGTGGGCGACCAGCAGACGGCGGATGCGCTGGCGTATCAGAAGCAGCAGGACAAGCTGAACTATGACTACCAGAAGGAACGCGACGCCATCGAGGATGCACGCTACGACGCGGAATGGCAGTACAAATTGCAGCAGGCCGCGCTGCAGGCGGCACAAAAAGCAAGCGGCACAAGACGCTCCAACAACGTTACGGCTCCGCCGAGAGAGGCGGACTATGATGGCTTGTTTGAAGCGGCATATCAGTCCGGCTACCCGAAGAGCTATATTGCCAACAACTATAAAAAATTCGGGTTTACCTCTTCGAGCGGCGCGTATGACGGCTATAAAGATTGGCTGGGAGGTCAGAACGGTGGGGGCGATGGAAACAGTGACGGCAGAATGCTGCCGCAAGGCCAGTTTATCGCACTGCTGTCCGGATTCAATACATCGCTTAAAAATGGGGACGGGGGCCGAATCCTTGGCACATTAGACAAGACTTGGCCGATGATGACAAGCGAACAGAAAGCAGAAATGCAAAAACTGCTCAAGCAGTACGGGTATTCCTATGAGGAGGGCTAAATGGGACGACTTGTCAAGACAACGCCTGCGGTGCAGGAACAGCAGGAAGAAAAGCGCACGGTGGTAGGCACCGGCGCAAACGGTCGGCTTGTAAAGATTGGGTATCCGCAGAGCACGCCGCCCGCGGTACAGACACAGGACGAGGGAGTCCAAAGCCCCCGCCGGCAGTCTGGCACAAGCCCGATGTTCCGCCAGCAGCCGACCGTGCAGCAGAATGCCGTGATGCCGAAGAACCAGAATGCGCTTGCGCAGGGCCTCGGCAAGGGCGCTTTGCAGCAGCAAGAGGCGAAGAACTACCAGAGCGAAAAAGCCTTCAATCAGCATGTGAAGGACGTGAAGCCGCAGACGGTCACGCAGCGCGTCGGCAACGCGGCAAATGGCGTGGTGGACGATGCCAAGCATGTTGTTTCTGCGGGGGTGAAAGGCTCTGCGGGGTCATACTTGGGGGCAGCAGGGCTTTTCAATGAGATCAATGCAGCGGTGGGCGAAGCAGTAGGTAACCTAATTGGTAACCCGGAAAAGGGGAAGCGCTGGAAAGAAGAGGCTGGGAAAATCGCGGCAGGCAACTATGAAACAGGAAAGAGACTGACTGCCGAGGCCCAAGCGGAAGAAAACCTTGCAAACTATGGGAAAGGCCCAGTGGGGAAATTCGTAAATACGCTTGGAGTAAATGCGACGCAGATGGGAGGCGACTTACTTCTTGCGTCGGTGACAGGCGGACATTCGCTGATCCCGCTGGCGGCCCGCGCAGGAGGCTCGGCGGCGCTGGAAAGCAAAGACAGCGGCGCAAGCCTTTTACGCAGGGCGGCATATTCGGTAGGCACAGGAGGCGTTGAGGCCTTGACCGAAAAGCTATCGGACGGCCTTGCGGGGATTTACGGCGCAGGCGCCGCAGATGAAATTGTCGAAGATGTGGTCGCCAAACTGTCAAAGAGTGCGGCGGGACAAGCTGTGCTGAAAACGCTCTTTTCTGCTACGGGCGAAGGTTTAGAGGAGGTCATCTCTGATTTTGCACAGCCTGCCTTACAGACGATTTATAACGGGAAAAGTATCGGGGAAAATTACAGCGCCATGCAGGCAAGTGATGTCTTGTATGACTTCCTTGTTGGCTCGGCACTCGGCGGTATTGGCGGCGGAGTGGAAGCTGCGGCAAATCGCTTCGCGCGCTTTGATAACTCCCTCGGAGAGAGCGGGCGCAAGGCGATTCGTGGCTCGTACCAAGAGGGCAAGGACACGGCGCAGCACGTGAAGGACTTTATCCCCGCCTACAATGCGGGCGTGGAGGGCAAGGCGAACCCGAACCCGACGAATGAGACGGCCTATGCAGGCTATGTCGCAGGGCAGAACGACGCGAAGAAAGCGGCAGGAACGGGCGAGCACATTGACAGCCGCACGAAGGAAAACGTATCGGGCAGAAACGTGAACGCTTTCCAGTTCGACCACCCAGAGCTGCACAGTTATTACAGCGCGGCGGCAGAGCAGATCTCCGGTATCGCTGATATAAGCCTTTCGCGCGGTCAGCAGAAGGGCGCGCGGCAGCGGACGGCAAACGGATACCAGAGAAACAATCAGATATTCGAGACCCCCGCCATGCGCAAGGCGATGGACGAGGGCCTGACGCGCACGCAAATCATTGATGCAGCGCAGCGCATCATCAACGATAACGGGCAGGAGAACGTCAAAGCGGCGAAAACGCTCGAGATCGTTCTTGACGACATGCTGACGAATGGGTACACTGCTGTTGATGGAACGGCGGTCGCCCCAAACATGGATTATATTGCAGCAAAGCAGCAGATCGCAGGCGCAGAGGCGCAGGCGACCGGATTTGACAAGTATGTAAATGACAACCGCCTTGCCCTCGAGACAGGAGAGGTAACAATGGACGAGCTGCGCGCAGAATACGCGCAGCAGGAAGGAGCCGAACATGGAGAAGCAGTACATTTACGCGACGGCAGCGAACGGGATAACGGTGCGAATCCCCGCGGAGAAGTACGAGGCGTGGAAGAAAGCACAGGACGAGATCAGAGCCGGAAGAAAGGGAGACACTTCGCAGACAGCGAAGCAGCTGCGCTCGATTATGGAGAAAAAGTAAGCACTGCGAGCTTCGGCATCGGCAGAGGCGCGGTCAATGACAGCGTCTATCTTGTGAAGAACGAGACGGAGGAAATGCGCAAGGCGAAGGACCTCGCCAAAGAGCGCGGCTTGCGCGTGACGTTTTTTGCCGGAAACAATCTGACGTTCCGTGACAAGAGCGGGAAAACGTTCCAGGCGCGCGGCTATGTATCGGGCGACCGCGTATTTATCCGTGCGGATCATCCTGAATTTACGTCGTACCAGATCATGCGGCATGAGGCCGGACATGATATGATCGCAAAGGGCGAAGTCGATTTGAACGAGGTACGCACGCGCATCGATAAGACCTTTACCGGCGGTGAGGTCGACTCCCTCTGCACGGCGTATGCAGACGCTTATGCCGGCACCGAAATGACGGCGCAGGAAATTTGGGAAGAGGTGGTTTGCGACAGCCTCGGCGATATGAACATTTTCGCCGACAGTGAGATCAGCGATGCGGCAGCGTTTCTTCTTGCGCATATCAAGGTGGAGAGCGAAACCGTTGCGCAGGAAAGCACGCGTGCGCCGCCAAGCAAAATAAATGGCAGGGCGAGCATTGAAGAGGCTGCCGATGGCAAAAAATATGTCCGCGCCGACAGACAGGTCATTTTTGGAAATGACCCGCAGAGTTGGAGCGAACAGCTGGAAGACTATATTAACGGGAAAATCCGCCGTGGACAAGACGTTAAGCTTATCGGCGCGGATGGCGACGAATTGGTCCTGACTGCGACCTCGGCAGGGAAACTGAGCGACAACCACACTAGCGATGGGCGTACTATGAGCGAGGCGGCATTTGAGCGAAAAGTAAATGCAGCATCGCATATTGACGAGTTGGCGCAGGTTTCTGTCAAGGGGGACAGGAACGTTGTAGATCATAACAGTCGACATGGAGACATGGCAAGTAGCGGTTGGAATTATCGCACGGCGTTTTTCAAAGACTTTGACGGGAAATATTACAAGGTTACGATATCGACGGCGCAGAGCGCAGACGGTAAGATGATCTATAATATTGGGCAGATGCAAGAAAGAAGCATCCCCCAAATTAATGGCTCTTCCGCTGCGGACAGCGGCGCTCTGCGAGGGAATGCTTCTGTAGATAGTCTATCTCGTGGCGTACAAAATGTCAAGCTGAAGTTCAGCATGGAAACGCCGGTCGAAGAGACTGACAAACTGATCGCCGTCCACAACAAGGATGAGGCCAGCATCATGTCCGCGCTGAAGCTGGGCGGCCTGCCCATGCCCTCTATCGCCATTGTAAAAGCCAGGGACGGGCACACCAAGTACGGCCCCATCTCCCTTGTGTTCAGCAAGGACACCATCGACCCGCAGC